TGGAAAGCAGAAGGCTTTCAATCAGCAAGCTTAACGAGTACGCCTTAAATTACGACGAGTGAAAGACATGGTAGAAAGATCAGTTATAGGTGTGCTAGGATCAGGAGCAGGTCTAGCCCTAGCAGGAACAGACCAAGTGCTATCTGTGGTGGCATCGGCATTCACTGTGGTCTTTATGAGTCTTTCTATTTTAAAAATATTAAAGGAGATAAGAGACAAGAAATGAACGGTGAGCTAGTGGCAATGCTTGGGGGCGGAGTCACGGGGTTTGTGATGAAACTAATTTCAGCACAAATGAATATTCAAGCAAACGCCATTCAGTCCATGATCAAGAAACAGGGAATAGTAGATGATTCAGCAGATAGAGCAGCACAAAGATCAGGAGAAAGCGGAGCGTGGGTACGAAAACTCATCGCTATGTGCATCTTGTTTTCAGTGGTATTTGCTCCCTTCATCATGGCCTTCTTTGACATACCAGTAACGATTGAGGCACAAAAAATGGGAGTGTTTAAATTTTTAGGAATAGGAGCAGATAAATGGAAAAACTTAGAGGGGTTTGTGTTGTTGCCAGAAGTGAGGCAAGGAATGCTAGCTCTACTGGGTTTCTATTTTGGAAGTTCACAAGTTAAATAGGAAGTATAGTTATGCCAAAAGACGCGTGTTACAGAAAAGTTAAAGCCCGTTACAAGGTGTTCCCATCTGCGTATGCAAGTGGGGCGATTGCTAAATGCCGTAAGGTGGGTGCCGCTAATTGGGGTAAGCGTAAGAAGACCAAGTAATGGCTGTACGGAAGACAAAGGAAGGTGCTTCTTTAAAGCGGTGGTTCAAGGAGAAGTGGGTAGATGTACGCACTGGTAAGCCCTGTGGTCGCCGTAAAGGAGAAAAGAGGGGTACACCCTACTGTCGTCCTTCAAAGCGTGTCAGCAGCCGTACACCAGTTACATCAGGCGAAATGACTGCATCACAGAAACGATCAAGAATAGCTCAGAAGAAGAAACTAGGTCAACCAGCAGGTAAGCCTAAAAGAGTAAAATCAATAAGGAGAAAATAACATGCCAAAAGGACCAGGAACATACGGAAAAAAAGTAGGACGCCCATCCAAATCTACAAGATCTAAGGCTAAACGTAAGTGCAAACGATAGACTAGTGGCTATCAACAAAAAGAACATGAAGTGCAACGTCCCTCGCAGACAAGTGTCTGGTGGGAAGAAGTCCGTCGTGAAAGCCTGCCAAGGTGGGAAAGAAAAAATCATACGATTTGGCGATGCTAACATGTCCATCAAGAAAAGAAACCCAGCACGAAAGAAGTCCTATTGTGCTAGGTCTGGCGGAATCAAAGGAACCAAGAATAAATTATCAGCTAACTACTGGAGCCGCAGGGCTTGGAATTGCTAATGGCAAGATACGATACATATGGTCAGCAGGATGACCGCATCATAGAAGAACTCGATACAGGCTTTGTTGGGTTCAATAATCGTTTGCGTCCAGACCAATTACCCACAGGCGTATTAACGGAATCCAACAATGGTAGATTGGGTATCAACGGAGAGTGGCAAACCCGAAAGCCATTATTGTTTTTAGCTACACCATTCCAACCAGCTCCATTAAAGGTTGGTGCCGTCCGGTTACATGATGATGCATGGCCAGGGATTTCGGGAACGCCATCCGTTAGCAGCGGCACTGTAACCATTACCTTTTCATCAGATGCATTCCCCTATAAAACTGTAGCAAAAGAAGATTGGGTAGGCCAGGTAGTAAATTTAACTGGATTTTCGGGTAACGACGGTTCTGGGCAAAGCGTCACTATAGATGGAAACTATGCCATTGTAACCGCCCCGGCGAACAACCAAATTACATTGGTTGTGACAAACCTTTCTACCATTACGGGTGTTGGCACTGTTCGTGGGCCACATTTGGATGATACCGCGATCAACGAAATTGAAGATTCGATCGAATACAGCGATCCAAACAACAACTCGGAAAGCTATGCACTTTGCATAGGGACAAACAAAGCTAGTGTTGTAAAATTGTCAGACAACTCCGTAACCGATATAGCATATCCTAGCGGATTGGATGCTGTGGGAGGTCAAGCTCTACAGGCATTCAATAAAGTGTTTATCTTTAGAGACGGCAAGGTGGCGTTAGAGTGGAACGGTGTACTAACCGGAACTCCTGCTTTTACTAGGGTGGCAAACGGGTCTTTCACAGAACCTGTTGACATCATCGTGGCTGCTGGAAGTTTTCAAATAGTAAACCAGTTAGCCACCGTGGTATCGGATACCGGATCCCTAAACCAAGGGACTTCTGTATTTATAAAAAATGGTGTAAATAAAGACATCGCAGATCCCGACGAAACCGAGTACGATGTTAGCGGATCTGGGCTAATTCAAAATGTTGAATTTTCAGTAAAGGAAGTTTTTGCAGATGGTGCTACAAAATCCATATCCACAACCAGCTTGTCTACCACTGCTGGAATTGAGGAATTTACTGGTTACAATAAAGCAATACTAACCACGGGTTCTGCTCACGGACTTAAGGTGGGCGATCCAATTACCATAGCAAATTATCATTCATCGATTGATGGAAACAGAATCATTGCCGAGGTGCCAAGCACAACCACCTTTGCAGTTTATATATCTGGAACACTAAGCAGCCAAGGACCCAGCGGGTCTCCCACCGTAGCAATTAAAAAAGGTTTTACATTTTCGGTGCCAACTGAGGGGACAACAGGTTCAACGTCAAAAGACACGCTGACATCCACTCCAATATTTGTAGAACAAGCTTCCGAGGGTGCCGGGTATACGCATATGCCAGCACCTCCATTTGGTGCATACCACCAGAAAAGAATAGTGGTTCCATACAGGTATGAGATGAGCGAAGATACAAGCGGTACAACTATTACCGATCGCAACATACACGACGAGCTTATCTTTTCTCAGATACTGGACGATTCTACTTACGACTACATGTATGGACAATTTAGGCTAAATGCAGGAACATCTGATTTTGTTGTAGGGCTTCATTCATTTTCGGAAGATAAGCTAGTGGTATTTAACCGAAACAGCATACACCTAATCAGCAATAGCCTAAAATTAAAAGAGGCGAAAAGCACATTGATCACCGATGAGGTGGGGTGCTTGGCCCGCAAAAGTATTGTCCAGGTAGCAAACAACCTCATCTTTCTCTCCGACAATGGCGTTTACGGTGTGGACTTCCAAGACCTCTACAACTTGCGTGGAAGGGATCTTCCATTATCAGCCACCATCCAAGCTACCATTGAAGATATAAATAAAGATTATGCAGAGAATGCTGTAGCTGTATATTTTGACAACAGATATTTCATAGCAGTACCCACCGGAAGTTCGACAACAAACAACACACTTTTGATATACAATTTCATCAATAAGGCTTGGGAATCAGTAGACTCTATCAATGATTCTGCTTGGGATTTCACTAACCTAATCGTAGCAGGAAAGGGTTCAAACAGGGGAGTGTACGCTATCAACCGCAATGGCGGAGTTCACAAGGTCGAGGGCGGCACTGGAGGCAATGATGTGTTTATCACCCAAGTTGGATCCACTTCAGGATCGCAGGCTGTTGTATCTTCCGCTACCACCAGAATGTACACACTAAAATCCATAGATAGAAAAAAGTGGAACAATTTCGAATTGCACATAGAATCTGAACCAGGACTAGCTAGTAATGGAAACCTATCTGTCGAGACAGAGAATGTTGATAGCAATGTTTCTCTAGGAACATTAGCAAGTTTTAATGGTGGCAACCAACTAACAGCCGGAGAAGATTATTCGATTCGGGGAAGGATAGGAAACAATCGAGCTTACGGATTACAATTTACATTAGACACCACGTTTGGAAGACCAAAATTTAGATCACTGAAGGTGGCAGGAGCTACAACATTCAGAAACCCAGCAACAGCAGAATAATGGCTATATTAGTTAAAGGACAAGATTTCGCAGACGGCGAACAAATAACAGCAACAAAACTAGATAATTTAGTTGATAATGCAACATTTGCATCAGGGGCGGTTGAAACTGGTGGAGGTGTTCAACTTAATGGCAGCGGTCAGTTGAAGGTGGCTGGCAATATAGATATTGGTACATCCAATCTGACGGCCACTGGAACCATTAGTCTGGGGACAACATCCTTCAATGACAACAACATCACAAATGTTGGCTCCATCGCATTAGATACAATTACTAATGACGGCACGGATGTTACAATAGATTCATCTGGGGACATTGTCTTAGATGCAGGCGGACAAGATATTAGATTTAAGGATGACGGAACTCAGTTTGGAAGGATTGCCCAAAGCAGTAGCAATTTAGTTTTGGCTGCTTCTATTGCGGATAAAGACATTTTGTTCCAAGGTTACGATTCAAGTTCCACAATCACGGCGCTTACGCTTGATATGTCAGCCGCCGGAGCTGCTACATTTAATGATAAGATTACGGCTGTAGGAACCTCAGTGTTTACCAATCTCGATATATCGGGGGATGTGGATGTAGACGGTACTACCAACCTAGATGTTGTAGATATTGATGGTGCAGTAGATATGGCAACGACATTGTCAGTTGCTGGAGATGTTACGGTAGATACTACGACCCTTAAGGTAGATTCATCTAATAACCGAGTGGGGATTTTAAATGCATCTCCCACGGTTCCATTAGATGTAAACGGTTCTGCTAGAGTGGTTGGAACTTTTTTCGTTGGAACAGACGATACGGACCCTAATGGGCTAGTTGATGTGTACGGTGGTGGTACTGGTCAAGACGAAGGTGGAGAAATAAAACTCCGCACTGCTGCTGACTTTGATTCTACTTACGACCATTATTTCATAGACGCTCATCAAGATGATCTTAGAATAGGTAGAGCTGGAGCTACTGACATTGTTTTAAATTCCTCTGGCAACGTCGGAATTGGCACTCCCGACCCAGACTTCCTGTTAGATGTAAACGACGATGCTGCGACAGGTGTAGGTATCCGAGTCACTGGAGGTGGCGGTGGAGGTGCTATGGCTACTTTTACTAGAGACGTTTCAGGCGGAACGTCGGGAACGGTGATGATAAACGCAGCAGGTAATGATCCTCAAATACGGTTTACATCAGCGAGCGACAACTGGTCTATTGGATTAGATAGTACCGTTTTTAATATTTGCGATGGAACAGCAGTGGGGTCTAACCAAAGACTTGCCATTGATACTAGCGGCAATGTGGGGATCAATACGACGTCTCCCGATGAAAAGCTAGACGTAAATGGGGCAGGAAGATTTTCAAGTGGAGTCACTTTTGGATCTGACACCGCCGCTGCAAATAAACTAGACGATTACGAAGAAGGAACTTGGACACCAGCTATTACATTTGGTGGAGGAAACACGGGTGTTGCCTATGACTTTCAAGTGGGAACGTACACTAAGATTGGAGATTTGGTTACTGCTTCATGCTACATGGATCTATCAGCAAAGGGATCATCAACTGGCGTGGCTCTATTAACCGGATTGCCATTTACCTCAAGGAACTTAACAGGTAATTTGACTGCTGTTAGTCTTCGTCTTTCAAACATTTCATTTGCCGATTTCCCAATGGGATACAACATGTCTAACACTACACAAATCAACCTACAGGAAACAACAAATTCTGGAACTACTACGGATTTAACTGACGCTAATTTTTCTAATAGTTCAGAAATAATGATGTCCGTATCATACCGAGTTTAATTTAAACACCAAAACAAAATGGCACTAACAGAACAAACATTAGACGACAAGATTGAGCTAGTAGGAGAATTTCGCCTAGTTCATATCAGAACAGCAACGATCATTCAGAGAGACGGCGCAGAAATCAGTCGATCTTTTCACCGCAGGGTACTGGCTCCAGATGCCGATGTTACTGGGGAGAACGAAGAGATTAGGGGAATTACTGATGCAGCTTGGACGCAAGAGGTTAAGGATGCTTATGCGGCTTTCCGTGCTTCACAAATAGAAGAACTAGAAACACCTTAGCAATGGCTTTGGAAGCTAGAGTGGCTACGCTAGAGGGATAAACATGGAAGAAGAATTTGAAGATCTAGACCTTCTTGACGAAGAGGAAGACGACGGATACTACGATGACTTGGATTTGGGTTCCGACGAAATTTTTGAGCTTGATGCGTTTTCAACTTCTGGGGCCGACCCCGACATTGGTTATGATTTTGAATATTTTCCAGGCTTAGACGACGCTTATGAACAAGAAGAAGACATTAGAGAAGACTCAGTCGATAGCCTTATATTCGGAGATGTAGGTGGCGGTGGGTACTCCGTAACTAAGGACACACCCGACTATCCGAGCGGACAACAGATCGCTGACGATGAAGCAAACGCCAAGGAGAAGGAGCAGCAGAAAAAGCAGGACGAGGAAAACACACAACCCAAAAATACCATTCAGCGCGCCAATCCTAGACCACTCGGTCCAAGAACTCGTTTTCCAGGATTTCCCAACACCTCAATAGGGGTAGGAACCATTTTAACAGGTGGTGCAGCATTATCAATTAGCAACAGCGACGACGACGAAACTCAAGTACCTGTATTCATGCCTGATTCACCAGACGGCGAACCACCACGAAGACCACCACCAGATCAAGAAGAACCACAACCTAACATGGCAACAAGACTTATTCCAGCGACAATGTCCGAAAACGGCACATTGCCAGAACTAACAGATTTTATGGGGGAATACACCCCAGCAGCTACCGACATTGTAGGAGACATGGCTGGGCTTTCCGGAGCGGGCTTCGATGCCTTCGCTCGGGGAGAACTAGGCATGGGCGGAGACGGCCAAATCAATCGCTTTGATGTTGCTAGAGAAACGGCTAGACAGCAGACAGGTGCATTAGGCGAAGCATCAGGGGCCGGAGCAGATGCTTCCTATGAAGATATGATTAACGCTTTTGCTTCTCCATTGCAGGGCGTTGGACAAATGAGGGACACCTTCCAGGATTTGCAAACTCTTCGTCAGCAGGAAATGGCACGAATGGACCAAGGGCTTAGTGGAAGGCAGAGAAGAGATGCGATCGAGGCTGGCCGAGCTAAATCTGACACTAGGGCTAGAGATAGATTGGGAGACATTGACGAAATTTTTAGTTTGGTAGGAGCAGACGAAGGTTTGCGCGCACAAAGGATGCAGAATTTTTTTGGTGCTGGCGAGCTAACTGCGGACATGGCCACCAGAGAAGCATACGCTCTATCTCCATTTACCGGAGCTGCCGTACAGGCAGCCGACCTCACTCCCGGACTTAGATTGGCCGGAGACATCTCAAGGCAGGCATCTGCTGCCACACCAAGCCCAATGGAATTGTTTGGATTAGAGGCAGGAGAGCGTCAGTTCGGGTTGGACCAAGAGGCTTTGGACGTCGCTGAGAAAACAGGAAACCTTAATGTTCTGGCAGATGTGTTTGGTCTTTTCCAACAGCGTGGGGGAGTAAATGCTGGTCTAACTCAACAACGTCCAGCCACCACCATAGTGGGTGGCTATGGCGGACCATTAGATATCACTAACCAATATCGATCTCAATTTGGTTAATTTAAAAACAATAAACACTTAAAGACATGGCTACATTCTCAGGAGGAACATCGCCAGCGGTACTTGCCGCTTTGGCTCCATCTATAAACAACCTTGCCGCTGCACAGCAGGCTAAGTCTCAGGCTGCTTCTGGTCTACTAAACACCATAAATTTAAACATAGAGAAGAAGAGGCAACTAGACGAAAGAAAACAAAAGAACCAGGCAGCACAAATGGTGGCTGAGGGACTTTTAAAGGATCCCGGTTTTGTGAGACAAGTTCCTGGCGTTACAGATTCTGCTGAATTGGTAAAACTAGTAGGTGCAGATAATGTCATAAAATATGGAATAGATGCTAGAAACGCCGATCGGCTTGAAACTGAATCTAGGGTTAGGCTAAGAGAATCTAGACAAAGAATAAGAGACATGAAAGCCGACAGGGATGTGGAGAGGATCAACAAAAACTCTTCTCAAAACCTTCAGCTAATACTTCCTGATATTTTGAGGATGAAGGAAGGCGAAGATCCAGAGAATATGATTTCTCGTATTGAGCGGGCTGGTATGAATACTCCAGATACGACCACAGCGTTAAATGCGGTGGATGCTAGGGTTGGCATAAAAGCTCAAACCGATAAAGAAAAACTGGACCAGATGAGAGCTGTCGAAGAAAGATTGGATAGTTCTGTTGATAGAAGTGTAAAGGTTGGTAGTGTATTGTCCGGCGTACAAGATGGAACAATAACTAGAGAAACCCTTTCAGAACAAATCGTCGGATTACCAGCCAATGACATTGTTCAGATATATTCCGCTATGGACAAAAAAGATCCAATCCGGCGTAAGCCAGAAGTTCTGGAGGACTTGGGTGACGGAAAGAAAAGGGTGCGTGTGTATTTGGGCAACAACAACTCTACAATTGTAACCATGGATGGACCATTGGAAGACCTAACTCCCACGGCTAAAAGTAGACTTGCTGCCTTTGAGGCTTTAAACGATCAAGGCCTGGTACTTCCAAGTGATTACGAACTGGGAAAATCCAAAATTCTTTTGTCGGAAGCTTCCGGCACTGATCCCTTCTCTGGACTTCCTGGCGACTTGGGAATAGAGCTAAGGAACGCTCCTCTTCTTCCAGGTCAGTCTCCTGCCGGAATGGGTGCAGTTCAGCCCATGGGGCAGCAACAGTTAGGAGAATCATTCCCGTCTTCGGCGATGCCATTAGCACCCCAAGCGGAACAAGGTATTCCAACCCAACAGCCCGCAATGGGTGATTCGGTTTCCAGTGTTGATCCTAAACCTCAAACCTCATTTCCAGCAGATGTAATATCTGTATATTCGCAAACTACCAGAGATTTGGTAGACAAAAAGGGGAATATAAATCAGAAAGAATTGGAAGGATTTATATCTAGTCTTAAACAAGATCCTAATGCCAATTATAGTGATGAGTTTTTTCAACAGATTAGATTACTGGCGAGACGGGAATCAGAAACTATTATTGAAGGTTTGAAGCCAAAACAAGATGAATCAAAAATAGAAAAAGAACTTCCTGTTAGAAAAGGTAAGGATTTTATATCTGATTTTGAAGAAGGAAAATCAACTTCCTTACAGCCACAAGATTTATTAAGGGGGCTGCCATTTAGAGAAGCTAGACCAATTTCATTATCACCTGCTACAATACCTAAAAATAGAATCGATGGACTTGGATCAGGAGCGTTGGAGGCTAGCCTTGAGTTAAAGAACAGATTGGACAGAATTAGTGAAATGGACTCAATTTCTTTAATTCTTAAAGCTAAAGAAATGGCCAAAAAGAATTTTGGAAGTGCTTCTGGACCTTACAGAGGAGATGATAGGAAAAAAATATTATCTGCTATCGAAAAAACTTTTTCTAGTGATTTGGGATTTAAGGGAGAAATTGGTAAAAAATCTAAGGTTGACACTTCTGCTGAAATAAAGGCCAGGTTGTATTTAAACAGTGCCATAACAAATCTACTAATTAGATTCCAAAACCAAAAGGCTTTAGAGTCGAGACGGTCTGGAGATTATGTTCCGAGGAATAGGAATTTGAACCCAGTCGAGAGCTTCAAGCGGGGTTGATTAGTAAATATGCCACAACTTATAGGAAACTACAATATAACTTCACCGATTACAGAGGGGATGCCTGATCTTCAGGTTGACTCTGGCCCTGGGGTTGGGCGGTTTGCTGGTGCCATGGCTATTGACGTCACTGGAGGTGTAGCTTCTCAAGCACTTGGGGCCGCATTGGCACCATACACCCTTGGGGTATCTTATCCTGTGATAAGCTTTATAGGCGGCATGTCATCCAACTATTTAGCTCAGAAAGCCATGGGAAATGATTTTTCCCTTGGTCAAATGGTTGGGTCTGGTGCTTTAAATATAATACCCGGTGCTGGAAAATTGGCTGCGACGGCGACAGGGAAACTAGCTATACCCCAGCTTTCTCGTTTTGCTAGAACTGAAGCGATCCGCAGCGGAGGCATAGCCGCCGGAGAACGAACAATACAAACAGCAATAGATGAAGGTAGGTTTCCTACATTTGATGAGTATTTAATCAGTGCTTCTTTGGGTACTGGATTTGGTGCGGTGGCAGGTACGGGTATTGGTATTGCTGCGCAAAAAGGACTTATTGATAAAGTTACAAATCTAATGCCTGAAAAAGGCATGATCAGCAAAATGGCCAACAAGACGCCTATGCAGATTGATCAAGAGCTTTCAGATAATACCAAGTTTAGAGAAGGTTTCCAAAATGACATGAATGATCTTTTTGGTAAAGTTGGTACACCTGCTGATGGTCCAATAGGTAGAGCAAATATAATATCTCGGGACATAAGATCTAACATAGATCGTACCAATTTGAAGTTTGCAATATATAAAGATGATGAAGCATTGAACTCGTTTTACAATGATCTTGCAAAGTCACCAAATTCAAAAGAAGCAGAATTTACTATTGATAGATTTATAAATGAAGTCTCAGAAGATAAAGATCTTGGTATTTCAGAGAGGCTAGTAAATGAAAGATCGGGGAAGAACATTATTGTTAGACCCGGAATGCAGTCACTACAGCAAGCTGCTGATATAACTGCTTTCAGAAGCAAGTCTGATCCAGATGCTAAGGCATTTAAAAGGAATATGACTAATGCCTACGAAAAGGCAAGTGGATCTTATTCGCAAAGAGTTAAAAGCCAAACATCAGAGATGACCGAAGATTCCGTTAGATCCTATCAAGCTTTTAGGGCCGCTGAGTTTGCTATCTCTTACCCCAAAACAACTGCAAGAAAAGGAATCAAGGGTGCAATATCTAGATTGGGAGAAAAGTTTATAAGATTTGCAAGACCATCTACAAGCATTCCTGTAGAAATAGTAAGGTTGCTTGAAGAACAAGGACTAAAGCTAAGAAAATATGACGGTATAGCTGCTAGGTCTAGCGAGTCGGTTGATAAGGCACTTAAAAACGTTAGGCTGTCAGTGCTAGAAAGAGAGAGCTTGGTAGATGATATTAATAATTTTATATTGAATGATACAAACAATATAAACCCTAAGTTGTTTAGCGAAGTTAAGGACGATTTGATTGAGTGGAGAGATGCTGTTGAAGAACTTCAATATGATTTAATTGGATTACTGGGTCCACAATCTGCATTCAAAATAGATGATGAACTATACGCACAATTAAGGGAGGTTGTAGGATCTAGCATAGTAAAAAGAAACTATGCCACAAAAACCTATAGGTTTTATGAGGATGCTACATTTGTTCCCAATGACGGCAAGCTACGAGATGAAGCCCTAAACGAAGAAATATTACGTCTTACCGAGAAGAACATAAATGAAAAACTTCCGAATGGTGAGATGAAATATAAAACCAAGAGGGAGGCTTCTGAGGATGCCATTGAACAGGCAACCAATGAAATGGATCGGCGGCTTCAATACTCGGCTAACAGGATGAACAAAGCTGATCAACGAGCCAAACGTGTTCAGGATTCCAACGAAATGAATTTCCAGGCCGAAGGAATATTGGCTGGTAGAGTAGATTATGGTCCAAAGATGAAAGAGTTTTTGGGCGAAGTTCAAGATCCTGCCGAAACAATGCGTCAAACCCTAGCAAAGACGGCTAGGCTAACCAACGCATTAAAAACAGATGAGAAACTGATTCAGATTTTTAGCGATAAAAAAATACAGCAAGCATTGAACATGCAACCAATGGATGGTGGAAGGCCAAGAGTGGGTAATGAACCTATATTGACTCAGACTTCCTTTGGTAGAACAGCCGCTGAAAACGCTAACATTAGGGTTCCGCCTGAAGTAAATGAAGGTCTTCAAGATATATTTTATTCAGACTCTGGCGTATTGTTGAATAACGCGGTTGGCAAATTTGTTTTGGACAATATGTCCGCATTGACTGGCCTAACTAAAATATCTAAAACACTTTTCAACCCTGCATCATATGCACCCAACTTGATAGGAAACTTTGCCTCTGTTGCAGCATCTGGGATCAATCCGTTTAAGGATATGAAGAGAGGCTTTGGCCTCGCCTTTTCTGAGTTCGGTGGTTTTAGAAAAGCTGTTTATGGTAAGGGAGAGGCTAGAGCTTCTTTCAATAAAGACAAAAACAGGTTTGAGGAATTGGGTCTTGGGAGTGGAAACGTATTAACAAGCGAGTTGCGTAGGGCTGGCAAGGGTGGATTACTAGGAAACACCGTACAGGCCATTGCATCCCCATTTAGCAAGGTTTATAATGTGGGTGATGTTACCATGCGTTATGTAAGCTGGAGGGGTACCCAAAGACAATTAATAAAAGCAATTCCCGAATTGGCCAACCCAGAAAACAAAGCCCAACTCGAGGAGGCAGCAGCTAGGATGGTTAATGCTACCTTCCAAAACTATGACAAGGTGCCAGAGCTTTTGAAGAAATTATCTCAGATCGGTGTTGCCAACCCGTTCATCAACTTTACCGCAGAACTTATGCGGAATATGTATAACCAGGGTAGGTTTGCTACTAAGATGATGAGAAGCCCAGATGAATTTATGAAGGAAATAGGTCTTTCCAACATAAAGCTTAATAAGCAATCGCAAGTGGGATTGCGAAACCTTGGACTGAAGAGAGCAGCAGCCCTAACAGCCGTCGTAGGTGGTGGAGGTGCAATGATCGATGTGGTTACTAGTAACGCAAGCCAACTAGCTGCATTTGGTGACTTCAAGGACCTGAACGAAAACGAAAAGAGAGCTTTCAACGAGACTGTAGCGAAGTCATGGCATCGCGGAAAACGCATGGTTGTTCTCATGAATGAGGACGGTAAGACTGGTAAATATTTTGATTCTGAATATTTGATTCCTCAAACAATGCTGTATTCATCATTGAGAGCGGGATTGGATGAACAAAGGTTAGAGGTTTTGCCTAAGCTATTAGCCGATAATTTTTTAGGAGAGGGTGGTTTTCTTTTACAAGCTGCACCAGCATTGCTATCCGGCAAAGACCAGAATGGTAGAGAGATCAGTGTAGAACCGGGTATTGCCAACAGGCTGGTAGACAACTTGCAGGAGTTCATTAAGATAGCATTTGAACCGGGCGTTGTAAGAGAACTCGACCGATGGAATAGCACCATAAGGGGACAGGAGAATGCATTAGAAATGGGTGCTTTAGCTGGTAGGCTTTTGGGATTTAGGTTTGAAGAGTTTGACCTGGAGCGGGACGCCGCTAGGAGAATGGCTCCGCAAACAACTGCTATTAATAACGCTAAAGCGTTGCTTGGCACTAGTAGAAAATACGACATTAAAGAGCAATATGATAGGAAATACGTGGAGTTAAACAAAGATAGAGAGGGTGTATTGCAACAGCTTACAAAGCACTACGAGAATTTAAAGATATTGGGGCTTGATGAGAAACAAGCACTAGGAGTTTTAGATGAAACATCATTATCTACTAACGACAAATTTGAAACTGTAACAGGTTATTACAGCCCGATGCCATATGATGAACCTATTACAAAAACAGACATGTATGAGTCCTTGGGATCTACTCCAGAAGAGAGACTGAAGGCCATAAGGAACATGAGTGGCCAAGTAAATCCATCAGAGATAAAAAGCTTGGTTAGCCTTCATAAGCGTATGGTCAGAAAATCCCTCACTCCTGAACCCAATTTACCCGCTGGACTATCAATCATTAAAAACATGGATCCCCAAGATAGAATACGGCGTCTCACCGACCCAAATGGCCCATTCCGTTTGAAGCAATCCAACAAGCCTCTTATTAGTGAGCTAATAAGGGTGGGTGTATTGTCACGGAGTATGATCCCATACTTGCCGCCCGGCCCGTAAGCATCGTCAGTTAGCACAAAAAAAGGGGAACCCTGTTAAGGGTTCCCCTTGCTGTAGGTGGGGAATAAACAAAACCACCTATGTTGTGATGATGACTAACCAATATATAAGTAAAAATCAATTAGATGGGGTCAGAATGGGGAAGTCAAGCTATCTCTATTTTATCAGAGATAAGTTCATTTATTTTTTCCTCGTAATATCCTGGCAGCCAAAGTTTCAACATGTTGTAGAAATCCGTGTCAAACAATCCATGGCATCTGTAGGCCGTAAAAATCTCACCATCGAGATCAACTTCTTGCAAATGATAGGAACACCCACCCCTTTTCACCGTTATTTTTTGGCGATCTAAAGGCAATATGCTATGATTTGCTGGGCCGCCAATTAGGGGACAAATAGACCTAGATATTCCGGAATCAGATGACATCCAAAACTTGCTCCATTGTGCTATCTCTGCCCACTCAACCCTCATCGCCATCCTTCTTCTCTTTTGATTCAGCAGCCATCTGAGCTTTTAGCTCATCAATCTGAGATCCGGTGATGTTTTCCCAGGTTCTAGCTACCGTGTCCCTTGCCACTTGGTGGGCGTAGTTGATGTAGGTGTTATTAGACATGGATGCAAACACATCCAGCACAGATTGTTTGTTGAATGTGTTTTCAATTAGTCGATCTTGTAGCTGTTCGTCCGTAATATCTTCAGGTTTCATTATGTTGGTTTTGGATTTTGGTTTCAAGTAGAGCTAAGGCACGCCAAGCGACTGCCACATAGTCTTCTTCTAAGAGGTGACGCATCAAGCAGTCGTGATGGTCATTAGATTTATCAAATTCCCAGTGCATGGGTTCGGACTCATCGCAGTGTTTTTCGTTCCCCATATAGGACTGGCGAGCGACGGCAGCTATAGCATTCGGAAACGGTGACAACACTCCAGAGTAGATGGGCCATTTCTTACGCTCATCACTGTCCTCTGGAAGTATCTTAGTTTTGTGCTGAGGGGCTGATCTTAATATCATATTCTGTAATGAGTTCGATGTTTCCGTTCCAGTGGTACCCGATGCCTGATAGTGTTTGCTCAAACAAAGCGATCATTTCATCGATCGTCAGGTCGTCGTCTTGCATGGCCACTGAGCAATGGCCATATTTTGTTTCAATTGTGATGGAGGTCATAACTAATATTGTCTGATTCTAATTTCCCTAATACCAAAGTCGGCCAATGCTTTTGCGCATGATTGGCATGCATAATAATGTCCATAAAGCCAAACGATAGTGGGCAGGATGTCAATCTTCATAACCTTCAATGTGTTGAGCAACCCTATTTCGGCGTGGATCGATTGGCAAAGATCCGGTTGATCACCTGAACCCAGTTCCATTCTGTTGCAAATGTGTCCAGTGTTCTCGCAATGGTTGGCGGCTGTAATAAAGTTTTCGCCAACGTAACACCCAGCAGCCACCGCTCTTTTGTCGCAGGTGCTTAGTGGGGTTACCATCATTTTAAGATGTTCAAACTCTGTCACAATTGGTCTATTGGTTTCAGCTCCTCTTGGGTGGCAACAAACACTTTGCCATGACCCAAGTCTTTCATGCGATGCGAACGCATCAAGCGATAGCCCTCCATCGCTCCTACTATGCGGTATTCGGGGAATGTCCCCACGACCAATACATAGGCATCCACAGCATCAACATCCTTCCAAGGGACTACAATGAGCCGCCCATTCGGGTATCTGGTAGATTTTACATCGACTCTCGTCCCGTCATGCAAAACAGCATCATGCGTGAGATATTCATCACAATCAATGTCGAGGTCGGGATAGACGTTAGCGTATTTAGCAAAGGCAATTTCAGCAGCGACCCCTTCTAAGTCTATTTCTTCATCCGATTGCGGACCCATACGGCAATTCTGCGAACCATTCCTCAACGCATTGCGTTCGCGTTCTTTGCCTAAAAATTTGGCTAGCTTTTGTTCGGCTCTGTTTAATCTAATAATCATGAAATTTGACCTCCCGCTCAACGCTCACCTACCAAAATAAAACGCCAAGCGGAAGGGTTGCAACAACGTGTTGCTAAATTATTTTCGCATTCTTCCTATGTTCGTTCCGAACCCTGCGTTCTTCCAAGCTTTTCTCCTTATGGCACGTCTTACAGACCGCCTGTAATCCATCAGCCTCGCAGTAGAGGCGTTGTAATAATTCGTTCCAATCGTATTCCAGCCACACCTTATTATCAAACCCATCGAGTGGAACCACTGGTTCAATGTGGTCGGCTTGCATTTGATTCTGGGGAAACACTCCACCACACTCTGAGCAGCGGTGTAAGCGGCACTTGCGACCCGTCTTGGGGTTGATGCCATCTTCGACGAAGCTATCCCGTATGGCTCGATACTTAACAGGCCACATAGCCCGGCGAAGAGCTGACATGATAAACGATCGCATCCTAGCTGTGGTCCATTCTCCTCCATTGTACGGTTTTTCAACTGGCATACAGGTCGTTGATTGTGTTGTAGTAGTGATTGGTGGCTAGCGCCTTCTTGAGGTGCTTTAGCTGTGCCTTTTCAGTCCAACGCTTCACACCTGTCTGGCATGTCTCGGTGTCGATGATTACGGAATATATGGGAAGATTATAATTAGCACCGATCTGCCGCTTGATAATGTCAGCACCAATGGCGAGCTGCATAGCGTCCTTGGGATAGGTCTTTGATTTGGGATCCGCTCCTCGGCACTCCCTCGTTTTGAAATCAAATACGCACACCTTGCCATCCATTTCGGCAATTAGGTCCATCGTTCCTGCCAACATCAAGTCGGCATCAAATATCATCCGCTCTGCGGCTGTAGGAATCACTTGGTTCTCGTCCATCCATTGCAGAAATGGTCGATAGTACGATGCGTATTGGCTATTGTAGTCAGCACCATCCATGAGGTGCAGGACAGCCTGTTCAATCTCGGCGTGGATGCGTGTACCAAAGACACTACTCTCCACCAAACACCCATCGAGATCAGTCCGCATCCCCCAAGACTGCCGCTCGACAACATCGAACGACAGCCCCGGATTGGAGCGGGTGATATGATAGATTTTTTCCATCCGCCAGCGATCCAAGAATGGGTTGGGTGCTATCCCAAGCTTGGTGGTGATAGACACCGCCAAGTCGCCTTTTGCTTTACGCATTTTGGCGAGCGTATCGACCGACTGCAATAGTCGGATCTTGCCATTCTTGTACCTCCGGTAGATATGCATATTAGAACGGAGTTTCTTCGTCGCCAGTCGTGGCGGCAGGAGATTCCCCAGATGGAGATGACGCTATCTTTTCGGCCACCGTGTAGATGGAGCGAGCGAGTCGCTCGAGCTTAGAGCTAAACTCCTGCTCAGATAGATCCGATCCCTTGAGTAGGTTACAAGCATTGTTAATACTCATACCTACACGCATCCCGATCTCGCGATCGGCGTTCGCTACAATGGATCGATTGGCAGCAGGGGTAGCTGAAGGGATGACACCCTCCGCCTTATCAAATCCGCCCTTGGGCAGACCCTTTTTGGTACGGTTTCCCGAGTCCTTGAAAACAACCGGAACTCCTTCCTTCCACCACGGGTCCTCACTGGCTCCGTTGGCCATTACTGTGGTGCCGTCAGACAAGTTGACGACAAAAGGGAAATAGGTGTTTCCCTGACTGCTTTCCCAGGGATCACCTAGGCGTTTTCTTGAGGTTATTGTTATCATGATATTAAAACGGGAGATCCACTCCCAGATTAGGTTTAGGTTCTAGTGAAAAGGTTCGACGCTTAGTGTCAAACCATAAATCGCGGTATATTGTGACGCCATTTGCACGTTGTTTCGG